TGTACAGATTCAAGGCTTCTCGACTGATACCGCATGGACGGCAGGAGATGCTCAGATAGCAGAGGCTAGAATGGGCGTTGACGGTAAATTATCCGCAGGTTACACCCCACAGCCTAGAACAGTAACTATATCTCTAGAGGCATCAAGCCCAAGTCTTGAAGTTATGCGCAATATCGTTGCAAGTTCACAGTTAAACAATGCTGTATACACTTGTTCAATGCAGATTACTATCCCTTCTCAGAAGAAAGAATATAGCCTGACAAACGGTGTATTACAGACCGCTCACGATTTAAGCGATGGCAAAAAGGTCTTAGACCCGTCACAGTTCACTTTCATCTTTGAAAAGTGCAAGCCGTCTTCAATATAACACTTTGACTTTATTCATTTTTTCTCCAAATCTCTAGCTAATTTTTTTAGCGTTTTTATACCTCATCAATCGTATGTGATGAGGTCTTTTTCTTTAGGTAAATTATTATGAGAACTACAAAAAATATTTCTATTTTTGATGATGATGTAAAGATTGATTTTAAGCTCACAGCTCTTAGTGCCATGAAGTTGCAGAAGTGGATCATCAAAGCGGGCATCGCTCTTGCAGAAAGTGGACTGTTAGAGACTGACGTGGGCAACAATTTTTCAATTGATGCCGTTTTTTCGGCAATCTCCAAAAAGGGTCTAGGCTTCTTAGGTAAATTAGACCCTGAAAAAACTAACGCTTTACTGATTGAGTTAATCCATGATACCGCCTTGAAAATGACGGGCGCAGGGGTTATCGAACTGACTGAGAGTGAACTTGAAAATACTTTTACTAAGATTCAGTCTTTATTTGAACTTGAAAAACAGTGTTTCGCCATCAACTTTGATTTTTTTCGCACAGACGGGAAATCAGATACCCCCGTCAAAACTACAACCCGCTAACGGCTAATAGAATTGAGGTTGTGAATTTTCCTCAGATGTTCACGCCCTTAATTCATGAACATTACGCCACTCTAAAAGAGTTGGAGCAATATTACAGTTTTGAGGACGCCTTAAATCTGCTCGAAATCTGGGCGGTTTACGCCTCAAATGAACAGACCTATTACGACCAGATGGAACAACAGCGCAGGTAAAAAATAATGGCAACTATTGCGGACGTCTTAGCAATTAAGCTCGGTCTTGATTCTGCCGAACTGACTCAGGGACTTGATAAAGCCAAAAGTCAGTTACAGGGAACAGGTCAGGCGATGGAACAGCTCGGCAACAAATGGAAAGGTGTTGCGGGCGGTCTTATGCGCACTATTGTTGCCCCTGTAGCTGGTTTCATGTCATTAGGTGCCGTTATTAAGTCTTATTTTGGCGGTGTCTCAGAAGTGGCGCGCATGACAGGTGCCTATTCTACCAAGATGGAGGAATGGGCAAAGAAGCGCGCCATGCTTGCCCGTTACAATCGTGAGGATATAGAACTATACAAGAAAGGGCGTCAGGCTGTAGTTCAATTTCAAATCTCAATGGCAGATTTGAGCGCAAAAATTATGCGCGCAGTTGCTCCCGCTATTAAGTGGCTGATTGATAAACTCAATGACTTCTCTAAATGGGTAGATAGAAACGGCACGAACATTATCAGATTCTTGTCTATTCTTGCCACCGTTGTAACGGTCGCCTTAATCCCAGCGTTTGCCCGTTGGATTAAGTTGTTATGGAAAAGCCCGCTGACAGGTTTGGTTTTAACTCTAGGCGCTCTGATTCTCCTGTTTGATGATTTTGTCACATGGTTAAGGGGCGGTGAATCTGCACTCGGTGACTTCTGGGAAATGTTCGGCAGTCGTGAGGAACAGACCGAGCGCATCAACAAACTGCTAGGCTTCTTTAGAGACCACTTGCAGGACATCATTAAATATGCGGGAATGGTCGCAGGAGCCTTTGCAGGTTGGAAAATTCTAACAACCGTTCTTCTAGGGGTATCTAAAGCCATTTATGGCATCAGAACCGCTCTAATTGCTCTCAGTGCTCACCCGATTGTTGCCCTGATAACTGCTATCATCGGCGCAATAATGTGGCTTATTTCAGCGTTTCAGCGTTGTAATGGTGAGGTGTCAAAAGTATGGGGAACAATGCGTCAAGATGTCATAGATTTTCTTGATATCTTTGGCGGCATCGGTACTAAATTAAAAGAACTTGAGGACAAATATCTCGGTTGGTTATTCCGCCTCTTCCCTGAAAATTCATGGCAGATAATCACACAGTCATGGAGCAACCTTGTTAATAAGATTCTCACCGCTTGCGCAAATATTGAACAGTGGTTTTCTAATCTCGGTAAATCAATAACGCAGTGGTTCACCAACACGATTAACGATGCCGTTACTGCATGGAACGGTTTTTGTTCAACTTTGGAGAGTTGGTATAACAAAATCGTGGGCTGGTTCGTTGAAATTGGTAATGCTATTAAGAGCGCTTTTTCTTTTGATGGCATCACGCAACAGTTAAACAGTCTGCTAGAAAAGGTAAATCCCGCTAATTGGTCGCTTTTTGGTGGTGGAGATAAAGAGGGCGAAAGCACAGAAAACAAAGAGGAAAGCGGGGGCATTTTCGGCTGGTTCAAACGCGGCAAAACCCCAGAGAACACAGTTCCGCCCGTGAGAGAATTAGACAGTCGCCCGAACAACTCAAGAACTTACAGCGACCAATCACAATACAGCATCAATCAAAACTTTAATATCTCTACAGATAATCCGGATATGGCTAACGAACTGATAAGCCGACAGAGTGCAGGAGCAATTGACAACCTCCGTGGCTCTCAGTCTCAGGTTAACGCAAGTGCTCGCGCGGGGTGGTAAAAAATGGGCTTAATCTCAGAAGGAAACAGCGGGATAGTTAACGACCTTGCCAACAATAAAGCATTTCAAAAGGTTGTAAACTATGGCTCTAAATATCTGAATAATAAACTAAATTATGGTTTAGCTTATGCGCAGAATTATTTTCGCCAATACGATGTTATGGGCTATCTGCCTGACCAGTGGTCAATCGTTGACGAGTCAGGAGAAAAGGTTTTTGATTTTGACTCCTTTGTGTCGGCAGACTTAAAGACGGAATCAAAAGTGATTCAGGCTCCTGTAGAACAGGGTTCTTTCGTTAGTTACAACGTAGTAACGACCCCGACAGAGTTAACATGTACATTGTCAAAGCGTGGTTTTCAGTCTGATTTAATGTCCTTTGTTGATTCTCTTTTGTCCTATGTGAACAGCACTGACCTTGTGACGGTAGTAACACCTGAGCAGGAATTTCAAAACATGAAGTTAATCAAGTGCAATTATAATCGGTCAGCAGAAAACGGGACAGATATCATCTTTGCAGAATTAAACTTGATTGAAGTGCGAGAAGTGCAGAGTCAATACACCTCAGTCAGAATTGCAAGAAAAGCACAACGAGGCACACAGCAGGGAAAAGAAACTAGCGCACTTGCAGGATTAAAGGGACTGTTTAAATGATTGAGCTAAGTCTAATACAGAGTGTTAATCAGGAATTTAACGCCATTCTTGACGAACAGGAATGCACAATCCAACTGCGACAGATAGGCGATAACTTTTATTTTTCCTTATGGCTTGATAGTGATGTGATTGTACAGAATGTCATTTGTCTGCCTCAAGTACCGATTCTCCTGAATGTTCCTACAGAGAAATTCAAAGGCAATTTCCTGTTAGTTGATACAACCAGCCCCTTTGATAATCAGAGCAAAGCAAACTACAAAGAATTAGGCGACAGGTTTAAGCTCTATTACATCACCGCGGACGAGATAGCAGAGGCGCAAGCATGATAGAAATTAAAAACTTTGCGCCACAGCCAAAACCGTCACAGACTCATTACAGTTTTTTTAAAAGAAAACTTAAAATTATTCTGACACTTCAAAAAGGCTCCTTCAAAAATGGTGAGGGTAACGCTTATGAGATATCTGACCTTGCTATGTCTGTAAAGGTTGATAAACTCGGTGCTCCTGATTTTGGCAAAGCAAGCGCGACAATCTACGGCTTACCGCTAGACGTTATGGAACAGTTAAGCACATTATGTATGCACCCGCTTTTTGTGAGAAGAAATTACATCAATATTTACGCAGGAAACGACACCGAAGGCTTTAATCAGATTTACGCAGGAACAATCACTAAAGCAAGTGCAGATTTTAATAGTGCTCCAGAGGTGAAATTTAATATAGAATCACAAATCGGCTTTTTCGGTGCAGTAACCGCTCAGGGCGATAACGTGGTAAATGGTACACAGTCCGCCTCTTCCTTCATTGAACGACAAGTTAAATTAGCGGGCTTTACGTTCAAAAATGAAGATGTTTCAGGCACCGTTAAAAATGCGGTGTTCACAGGTTCGCCAATTGAACAGGCCAGACAATGCGCAAAGCAAATTGGTGCCGAACTTGTTTTAGATGATGAGAAAGCAATTCTCATTAAAAACGGTGCAAGCAGAAAGGGTAATGCAGTCTTGCTCAATGCTAACAGCGGTCTGCTAGGCTATCCTTCCATGACGCAAAACGGCATTGAAATTAAAGCGATTTTCAATCCGAATTTTAAGTTTGCGGGCATCATTAAACTTGAGACCATCGTGCCGAAGTGTTCAGGACAATGGCGCATTATCAAATTGTCTCATACCCTTGATTCTAATCTGCCGAACGGTGGCAAATGGGAGAGCGCAATAACCGCTTATTATCCTCATCTTTCAGGCGCAGTTGGTAAATTTGTGTAGGTGTCTTATGGCAGAAATTAACGATAAAAATAAGCGTTCACTTAATGACATCTATTCTGCGACTTCAAGTTTTAATGCTAATAACACACAGATACAGCAAGCACTTCAAAACATTAACACAATGTTCTTAGGTGTTATCACTGCTGTAAATGCAGGAGGAACAGGCGGTTCTAAAACAGTCAGCGCAAAACCTTTAATTGCAAGCATTGACGCCAACGGCAACAAACAAAGCACGGTGTCTTATGTTGAGTTGCCTTATTACCGGGTACAGGCGGGCGTGGCAGGGCTAATAGTTGACCCCGTGGTCGGTGATATCGGTGTATTTGTTTGTTCAAAAAGAGATATCTCAAACATAAAAAACGGTGTAGCAGATTCTCAAGTCCCCGCCTCATTCAGAAGTTTTGATTTAGCCGATGCAGTCATGGTGGCAACCATTCACACAGGAGCACCGACAACTTACATCAAAATAAATCAGGACGGCACGATAGAGGTCAAAGCACCATCTTCAATGACCATTACAGCGCCAACAGTGACAATTAACGGCAACGTCAAAGTTAATGGCACTGTAACCGCTACAGGCGATATTAAAGGCGGTTCAGTTGTCTTACAGTCGCACGTTCATTCGGGCGTAGAAAGTGGCGGAAGCAATACGGGCGCACCTGTTTGATATAGGTCAGCAAATTCTAACAAGCCCCACATGATGGGGCTTTTTTATTGCCTAAAATAGGAATAAAAATTATGTCAGATTATAATCTCGCCCTCGAAGACGATTGGGATATTCATGTGACAGATGATGGCAATTTGCCCACGGTAAACAGCGCGCAAGGTGTAGCGCAGAACGTGGCGAACGCCTTCCGATTGTTCACAGATGATGCCTATTATTTCGGTGAAAAGGGTATCCCCCATTTTCTGATTGAACTCAGAGAAAAGCCTCGCCTTAACATTTTGCGTTCCCGTCTTAAAAGAGTCGCCCTTTCAATCGAGGGCGTAAAAGATGCGCAAATCGACTTAATGGAAGTTGACGAGGACAGGGCATTGAACGGCATCGCGCAATTAACGTTATACAACGGGGAAAATGTCAACCTTTACATTATGGGGCTTTAGATGATTGATTTTAATCCTGATACAGGTTTTGAAGTAACAGAAACCTCAGACTTGCGAGAGACAATCGCAGGACAATGGCAGAACGCTTTCAAAGAGAACGGCAAACCGCTGTTAAATACAGACCCTGAAACGCCGCAGGGGCAGATTATTGATTCTCAGGTCGCAAGTGTCGCACAGAAAGATGCGGAAGTGCTCTATCTTGCGCAACAGTTTGACCCTAGAACTGCTGAGGGGCGTTTTCAAGACGCACTAGCAAAAATCTATTTCTTAACAAGAAAGCCCGCTATCAATTCAAGTGCGGTTTGTACTCTGACAGGTAGAGCAGGAACACAAATCACCGCAGGGGCTATCATTCAGTCAACCGTTGATGATACACAATGGGCGTTAAATGAAGATGTCACAATCACGGGGAACGGTACCGTACAAGCCTCATTTACTTGTCTGACCGATGGTGAAGTTTCAGCCGCACAGGATACCTTAACCAAGATTGTTACCGCAGTTACTGGGTGGGACAGTGTAACCAACCAAACCGCAACGCTCGGGCAGTTAGAAGAAAGTCAAGCATCTTTTGAGAATAGACGTTATAACTCAGTAGCACTTAATAGCAGAGGAACTACAGGCAGTGTATACGCCCGTGTGGCTCAGGTTAATGATGTGGTATCTGCTTATGTAACCGACAACAAAACAAACGTAAATAAAGTTGTTGATGGTGTAACGTTAAAGCCTCATAGCCTTTTTTGCGCGGTTCTAGGTGGTAATGATTCAGATATCGCAGACGCGATTTATCATTCTCTTTCGGCAGGTTGCGACTATAACGGTAACACCTCGGTTAATGTTACAGATGAGTATACAGGCGCAGTTGAAACTGTTACTTTTACCCGCCCGGCCGCTTATCCGTTTTATATCAAGGTAACGGTACAAGATGATGGTAACTTACCAAACGATTATGTAAATACTATTAAAGATGCTGTTTTTGACAACTTTTACGGCAACGACACAGAGACAAAAATCAATAACGAGCCTCTGTTACGCATTGTTATGAATAGTGATGTATATGCCTCACGTTTTACACCGTCAATTCTTAACGCAGGTATTCCGCAGATGTTACGTGTTGAATTAAGTCTTGATAATAAGACTTTTACCGACTTCATTCATGTACCGATTGACAAAGAACCAACTCTAAACAAATCAGATATCACAGTTGAGGTGTGAAATGTCATTTGATATCAATGAGACAATTCAAAGTCAATACAGCGACAGTCCGCACTTAAAGCTGTTAGTGAATAGCTTTTGGGACTGCTTAAATCCTGAAGCCGATATCGAAAGCATCTATAACAACATGATTAACCTTGATACCGCTATCGGTATCGGACTTGATGTATGGGGGCGCATAGTTGCGATAGGGCGTGAATATGTGGCGGTAAGTGAAGATAACCATTATCTAGGTTTTAAACCGCCCGTGGGCATCGAAAATGAGCGTTTAGGCACGTTCAACGAACAACCGTTCTACATGCCCGTTAATGGAAAAGTCAGATTATCTGATGGTGCGTATAGAACATATATTCTCATCAAAGCGATGATTAACATCGGGGATTCAACGCTTGCAAGCATTAACTACATGCTTAAAGAGTTGTTCCCACAAAATGAAATCTATTGCTTGCACGTTGATACGATGGTTTTACGTCTCGTTATCAAAGAATACATCTCAGAAGCAGACAAACAAGCACTTCTTAACCTTCCGTGGCTCCCCGCTGGCGTGGGGCTTGAGATTTATCAGGTTATCACACCAACCTTTGGCTTCAACGGCTCGGGACTTAATCCGTTCAATCAAGGCACTTTCGCAACATACGAAATTCAATAACAGAGGAAAAAATAAATGGCAGTCTTTACGGAACCGACACAATGGACTCACACACTAGGTAATAACGCAGATGTTTCAACATTACCCGATGATGCCTCATCAAGCGCAGGTATCGCCTCATTACAGAAGTTATGGCAACAGGTTAACCAATTGCCATTAGCATCGGGCGGTGTAGCACCTGTAAGAACAGATGTTAATGCACTTTTTAAACTCTTAGGCGATTCTATTTTTTATGCAATGCAAGGTGGTGTAGCAAGCTATAACGCTAGTTACGATTACCCTATAGGCGCACTCGTTAAATACAACAATTCAATTTATTTCTGCATTCAGGCAAACGGCGCAGAATCAACCGTGGTAGCACCTGACAGTAACCGCGCTTATTGGTTGAAAGTTGCATCAACAGACCCGTGGGCGCAGATGCCGACAGGTATCGTTACAGGTTGGGCTAGCAAGGTCGCTATCCCTTCAGGTTGGCTCATCATGAACGGTCAAAGCGTCAGCAAGTCAACTTATGCTGACCTTAACGCCTTTATCAACTCAGATAATTCTCTTGATGATTCGGGCGATAACACCAAGTTTATCATTCCAGACATGACGGGGCGTGTATGGCAAGGTTGCTCATCATCTTCAGATGTCCTTGTTGCCAAAGAGGCGGGATTACCTAATATTACAGGTGCAACTTTATGGTCATTGGGCGATGGCGGTATAGTCTCGCCGACAGGAGCTTTTTACGAGTGGCAGAACTCCAGCAAGACTATAGGTGGCAACTTAACCACTGTGGGCGGAATGTCCAACGGGTTCCAAGCCAATCGCAGTAGTGCCATTTACGGCAATTCAACAACCGTTCAGCCTCCGTCACGTTATGCCTTGATGATCATTAAGGCTTGACGTGAAGGCGGTTGTACGGTGTTGGAACCCGAATAAATTGCATTAGACAACGATGCATTCATAAATATTTCGTCTGCGTCATAGGTTCCTACTTGGTCATAACTTTGGTTTGTGCGAGTTTCTAGATAGAAAGCTCCTGCGGAAGCACCGCCAGTTATTGCTTGAAAGCCTCGTCCTGTCTTACCCGTGATATTAGGTCCTAATATTATGGGTAGTGCAGTAACACCCGATAGCAACGGTGTTTCCACCTATTACGTTAACGGATTGTGTAGTGGGGCTTTTTACGGTGCTACAGCACAACTTAATCGATTTCTATCGGTTGTCGATGGGGATACGCCAACAACACAATCTAGCGGTGTAGGTTTTAGTGCCACACGATCTAACGCATTGTTCGGCAATTCTGGTACCGTACAACCTAAGAGCCGTCAAGCCCTAATAATCATTAAGGTCTGACGTGCTTTAGGCTGTACCGTAGCCGAAGCTCCGTACACAGAATTGTAACTGTTGGCGTTGAGGCTAAGGTGATTGCCATTTGAGCCGAAGTCCCCCGTTCCCAACTTAGTCGGTGTTCCTACGGATGATCCAGCCAAAGCACTAGGAAGTTGTGACGCAGGAGTAGACATATCAAGATAGAACGAAGTTTGAATATGTCCCACAATATTAGGACCTAATATTCTGGGCACTTGGACTCAAGGCGGTTCAGTTTGGAGCATTGGAGGAACTGGAGCGGTAGTTGCACAAAAAGTTGATGGTGT